AAGAGAACGCTCGGCGGTGCGCTTATGGGATTCTTGGCGACAAAGCAGGCAGAGGGGCGTAACGAGATCCAGTCGTTCGGGATCATCCCCACCTTTGGAAAGGCTGGACTGGAAGCCGATCTCAAGGGTTTGATATCGAGTGGATCGAGTGGCCACTACGTCCTGACCGATGGCGATACCGTCTGGCTGGAACCCTACGAAGGCTAAACCGTGGTCGCAATGCCCGATGAGTTCGCGCTGGGCGGAGATCACCACCGATCCCTGCATCTGTTACGGGAACTGCAAGGTCGCGAGGCCCAGCGATTATTCTTCCACCTGTACCCCGATCAGGATACGGTCTGGACTGGGCCGCCGTTAATGGGCGGTCTGGTTCAAACCGGCCAGATCATCCACTCCCGCGACCAATACGCCAAGCACACCGAATGGCTCAATGCTGGGGCCGACTACCGCGAACGCTGCGCCATGATGGCGAACCGCGTCGGTAAGACGTTCAGCCTCGGTGGATACGAAATGGCCTGTCACCTGACCGGTCTCTATCCTGAATGGTGGGAGGGCCGCCGCTTCACGACACCGATATCAGCATGGGCCGCTGGCGATACGTTCGAGTCAACGCGAGACATCATCCAGCTAACGCTACTCGGTGAGATCACGTTCAGGAACGGCAAGAAGTGCCCAGATGGACGCGGAATCATCCCCGGACACCTGATTGGGCGCAACACCTGGCGATCCAATCCATCGGACCTAGTCGACACCGTGCTGGTAAAGCACGTCACTGGTCGCAATTCCTTTCTCGGGTTCAAGTCCTATGACCAAGGCCGCAAGAAGTTCCAAGGCACCGGTAGGCATGTGATCTGGTTCGATGAAGAACCGCCCGTAGACGTGTACAGCGAGTCGCTTATTCGTACCGCGACACTCGATGGCATCATTATGCTGACATTTACGCCACTATCGGGTATGTCTGAGGTAGTGCTATCCTTCATGCCAGCAGATCAACGTCCCGACATTGACTAGAGGAACCACCATGACATCCAGACGACTAACCTTTGATCCCGCCGCCGCCGATGCTGATGGCATTGCTGACGCTTTACCCACCGGCACAGCATGGAGTCTTGATGACGATGCCGAATGGCTGGCCGATAGTGCTGGCGATACCCTTGCTCACCAGCTAGTGCTTACCACTGCCGGTAACGAGCCCGCAGGAAACGCCGCGATAATGACGCTCACCGGCACAGATGCCGATGACAACGCGATCACCGAGGCCCTGACACTTCCCAACGCGACAACCATTGAATCAACCAAGTATTTCAAGACGGTTAATTCTGCCGTGACGGATGCCGCGACTGTTGGCGTAGTTGATATTGGCTGGGTCGACGAGTTCGTATCACCGACTGTCAGGCTTGACGAGCAGTTCCAGAGTAACTGGCAACTGGACGTAACGGGCACGATCTCGATTGATACCGACTTCATGGTGAAGGACCTGTATTCCACTCCCAAGCTGAGCGATCAGCAAGCAGAACCTTGGCTTGATGCTGTTGTTTCGACGCTCGACGCTGAAACAGCAGACAGCGCAACGGCTGTTGTGGTCCCAGAGGGCTATCGGGCTATGCGCTTTCGCGTTAACAGCTACTCAACTGGTGCAGAGTTCGCCGCTTACCTATCGCAACGATCACCGCATTTGCCCAGATAACCACGCGGTAATTTGATATGGGCGAGGTTTCTGCATCGAAGTATCTGGTACAGGCTGGCTGGAACGATATTCCGCATATGGATGAGAAAACCAAAGCAGAGTTGCTTGCGGCTACACCGCCTTACTTGCGTAAGGCGCGGTCAATGGGCGAGCCGGGCCTTGGTTCTGGTGCGATCTATCCGGTTGACCTGGAAGAGATACTGTATGACCCATTCCCCATACCTGCCTTCTGGCCTCGATGCTATGCGTTGGACGTGGGCTGGAACCGAACGGCGGTACTCTGGGGCGCGCTGGATCGATCGATCGACTGCTGGTACTTCTACACCGAGCATTATCGTGGCAAGGCAGAGCCCAGTATTCATGCGGCGGCGATCAAGTCACGCGGCGACTGGATACCCGGCCTCATTGATCCTGCTGCCAGAGGCCGATCACAGGCTGATGGCAAGCAACTGATCGTCACCTACGCCAACCTTGGGCTCAAACTAGAGCCCAGCGCGAACGGGTTGGAGTCTGGCTGCTATGATGTTTGGGAGCGATTATCCACTGGCCGCATCAAAGTATCGAGGCTGTGCCAGAACTTCCAGAATGAGTATCGGCTGTATAGGCGCGACGAGGATGGCAAGATTGTATCCAAGTTCGATCACCTCATGGACTGTATGCGATACCTCGTCCTGTCTGGGCAACCGCGCGCTATGACTCAACCTATCGTGCAAAACAAACTGATCGTCGGGTCCGTTGGCGACCCCAAACTGAACTTCTAACGCGAGGATTGACCAATGGCTGAATCAGCCGTAGAGAATGCAAATGACGAGGGCTCGACTGACGCCGTCCAGGTGATCGCTGGCGTTTTGGGCAAAGAGGCCGATGACCGCGTAGCCAAGCGTGATGTGGTCGAGAAGCGATGGCTCAAAGACTTGCAGCAATTCCACGGCCAGTACGATGACACTGTAAGCACTGACCTGCAAAACAACGAGAAGTCATCGCTGTACATCAATGCCACGCGGGCCAAAACCAACGTCATGGAGTCGCGGCTGTCCGATATGCTGTTCCCGACTGATGACAAGAACTGGGGCATAGGGCCAACACCGGTACCAGAGTTGACCGTTGAGGCCGAGAACGCCGCCAAGACGGCAGCCGATGCGAAGATGGCGCTGATCGATAACCCGGAAGATGCCGAGTTTCAGTCTGTTTCAACCGATGCCGACCATGAGTTGCTGGCAATACAGACCGAAATGGAAGAGGCCCGCCGCCGATCCCGCGCGATGGAAGAAGAGATCGATGACCATTTGCGAGAATGCAATTACGCATCGCAGTCGCGCGAAGTAATCCGCGATGGCTGCAAGCTGGGCACCGGGATAATGAAGGGCCCGGTGACGGACGGTAAGCCGCGTCGGAGTTGGGTGCAGGAGGCTGGATCGAAGATATACCAGATGATCTTCAAGGAAGAGACTCAACCGGCCTTCTGGCGCGTCGACCCTTGGAACTTCTTTCCTGACTCTGATGCGACCAGCATGGAGGACAACGAATCGGTGTTCGAGCGCCACCTGTTGAACTCCAAGCAGATGCGCAAGCTGGCCAGACAGCCAGACTTTGAGAAAGAGGCCTTCCGTAGGTTGCTCAAGAACGGGCCGCAATCGACCACACCGAGCTACATGGCCGCACTGCGCGGGATCACTGGCGCTTACACCGATATGCTCCGTGATCGCTACCACGTTTGGGAGTATCACGGCCCGGTGACGGCTCAGGAAATGATGGACCTGTCTATCGATATGGGCCAACTGGACAAGGCCACAGACGTTGAAGAGGCCGATCCGCTTGATGAGATCAATGTCGTGATCTGGTTCTGTCAGGGCGAAGTGTTGAAGTTTGGCATTCACCACCTTGACAGCGGCGACAGCGTTTACAGTGTATTCAACCTCGAAAAGGACGAGGCCAGCGTGTTTGGCTTTGGTATTCCGTACATCATGCGTGACGCGCAAACGGCTCTGGCTGGTTCCTGGCGAATGCTGATGGACAACATGGGCCTGTCATCCGGTCCACAGATCGTGGTGAATGAGGATGCCATTGAGCCGGTTGACGGCAACTGGAAGATTACACCGCGCAAGCTCTGGAAGCGCAAAAGCACCGCAACCCCTGATATGAAAGCGTTTGAGACCTTCGATATCCCATCGAACATGGGCGAGCTGCTAACGGTCATCGACCAATGCAAAGAGAACATCGACGAAGAGACCAGCCTTCCGATGCTGGCGCAGGGCGAACAGGGCTCTCAGGTCACAAAGACCGCTCAGGGCATGTCGATGCTAATGAACTCGGTCAATGTCGTGTTCCGCAGGATCATCAAGAACTGGGACGATGACATTACGACACCCGATATCAGCCGCATGTACGACTGGCTGATGCAGTTCAGTCCGAAGGATCGCATTAAGGGCGACTACCACGTCGATGCTCGCGGTACTTCCGTGCTGCTGGTGCGGGAAATGCAGAGTGCGAACATGATGACGTTCCTGCAATTGTTCCCCGGCCACCCGGTATTGGGCAGGTACTTGAAGGACGAAGGCCTTCCTGCACTGCGTAAGCTGGCCAAATCGATGATGGTTGCGCCAGACGAAGTGATAATGACGGACGCGGAGATCAAGGCCGACGACGCCAAGCGGGCCAACGATCCACCGCCACCTGATCCAGAAATGGAAAAGATCGCCATGCAGATGAACCTGGCTCAAATGGAGAACCAGACGAAGATGATGCTGGCCGGGTTTGATCGGGAGACCGCGCTAATCAAGCTGGCAGCCGAATCGAACCAGAGTCTTGAGGTACTGCGGCAGCAGTCGGACTTGGCTATGGCCAAGGTGTCGGCCGATGTTCAGATCAAGAAAGCAGAGATTGCCAGCTCAGAGCGCAAGATGGCGGCCGAGGCGGCGGTCAGTGAGAAGATCGGCAAGGGCGGCGGGGGTCACTTCTGATGGGCTGGCCGATCAGCTTGAATCCATTGCGCTGGCTAAAGCAGTTCGAGGCTGTTGATGTCCAGATGGAGATTGATGATGCGAGAAGCGCCGAACCGGTGACGCACCACGTCAGCCATGACCCGGACTGGATGGCTGCGAAGGCCTACATACGGGGAAAGCTGGCCTACAATCGACGCATGTTGGAGCAGCCTGGTCTGCCAAATTCAGAGACAGAAGGCCACCGATATGCGATTCTTGAGCTTGAGGGGGTTCTAAATTGCCTCAATCCGAGTAAGATGACCGAAAGCGACACCGGGTAAAGCAAGGGAAGCATGGGCGATACCGCAAAAATTGATGACAAGGACGAGGCATTAGCTCCCGCTGATGCTCTTGACCCTGGTGCATCCCGCCTTGAAGAAGAGGCCGCTGAGGATCAGAAGATCTGGGATGAGATCGAGGCCGAAGAGGCCGCCGAAGATTCTGGTGGGGCGCCCGCTGATGAAGTGATCAGCGACGATCCAGTCGACGATACAACTCAAGTAGAAACAGCAAAAGATGAACCCGATGACATATGGGCCAATGCCACTGACGCACAACGAGCCGCCTTTGAGGCCTCTCAGGGTCGCGCCAGCAACATGGAACATGCTCACAAGTCGGAGCAAGGACGTTCCAAAACTCTGAGGCGTCAGTTATCTGACGTAACAAGACAGCTCGACAGGGCCGCTGTAGT